GTTCAGCCCTATGAGCTTCGTCCAGACCTTCCTGATATTTTTCCTAACCCGTACCTCCGTGTCGCGACGCATGCCGCATAGCGGTGGGGCCAACTCAATCCAGACTTAGAAAAAAGGCGGCCAAAGGCCGCCCAGTTTCTCCCGACAGGCACCACCACAGCGCTGTCGGGTCGCGATAAAGATAGGCGGGCACACCACATGCTAACCGTCGATCTATACCGCGCTTTCCAAGGCACGGATGCCTTGGCGTTGCTGCCTTCTCCACCACAGATAGAGCAGCTGTTGTGCCAGGGTGAACAACGGATAGTTCGCCCTAGCACGGTGCCGGTGTCGATCCTAGGATCTGGACCGGCGTTTGGGCCACTTCAAGCCACGCGGCAATCGTAGCACCACTGCACGTCGCGTGGCACTGGCAACCTTCAAGGATTAATGCCATGAGCCGAATCGCTCTGAGTTGTGTAGAACGGGCGCAGCGGGAAATCCTGCCGCTCGATTTAGCGCTTTACCATGCTGCGCGGGATTATCCCGGTGGCGCCGCCGCAATTGCCGCCACCACCGGCCGCAATCCCACCACGCTGCAACACAAACTGTCTCCCACCCATCCCAGTCACATAGTCAACATTCAGGAATTTAGCGAGATTCTGGAGCTGACCAAGGATCGTCGCATTCTCGACGCGGTACACGCGTTGGTAGGGGATACGACTTGGCAGGAGCTGGCCGAGGCTTACTCCAGCGACATGCCTGAAACCTTGACCGTCGGCATTGCTGCTTATTTTCGGCAGGTCGCTGATCTGGCCGACACGTGGGCCAAGAGCATCGGCGACGGCGTGGTGACCGACCACGAACTGGCCGAGATTCGCCTTCGGGTGTTCCGTGGTATTCAAGGATTGCTCGGAATGTTCAACCGTGCCACTCACGTCAACAAGACAGCGCGGGGTGCCGACCGTGGCTGATACAGCTGACTTTGCTAATGACCTGGTGCAGGAACGTCTTGACCAGGCACTCGCCGCTCGTAACGCCGCCAAGCCTGCTTCGGCGGCGCATTCATTTTTGTTCTGTGAAGGTTGCGACGATCCCATCCCCGAAGCTCGTCGGCTTGCTATGTCGGGTTGCACACAATGTGTAAATTGCCGGTCTGTCGATGAATCGCGGGAGTCCCATCATGCTCGATGAGGTGTTGGGTCAATTCGCCGATTATGGTCTTGAGCCCGCGCAGCCGCTGATTTTCGGCAAGCTAACTCGCTGCAAGACGACACAGGACAAGGGCAAGGAAAAAAACGGTTGGTATGTCGTCCACGAGCATCGGACCGAGAAAAACGAAACGCTGATCTTCGGCAGCTTCGGTGATTGGCGTTCGGGAGACTCGCAGAAGATCAAGGTCAAGGCTGGGCGGATGTCACCAGAAGAGCGCGAGGTCATGCGTGCTCGGCAGGAAGACGCTAAACGCCGCGCCGCTGAGATCGCGGCCAACGCCGCACGTCGAGCGGCGAACCGGGCGGCGGCTCTGTTCGAACGCATGCCCGACAAGGGTAAAAGTGCCTACCTGGATCGAAAGCAGATCGTCGGTTTTCGCGTTCGTTACGCACCGCGGTCAGGCGCGTTTTTGGTGCCAATGACAAACGTGCGTGACCAAATCGTCGGCCTGCAGGTGATCTTCCCGGCAAGGCAAGACGACACCGGTCGGGATAAGTCCTACTGGCCTTACGGCATGTCGAAAGAGGGCGCCTTTCACCTTATCGGTCCGCACCCTGAGCCCGGCGAGCCTGTGCTGGTATGTGAGGGGTACGCCACCGGCGCCAGCCTGCACATGGCGACTTCGCTCGCCGTGGCCATTGCCTTTGATGCCGGCAATTTGTTGGCGGTGGCTAAGGCCATGCGTGAGCAATTCGCCGGGTGCCCGATCATCGTGTGTCGGGATGACGACTGGAAGACGAAGCGGCTGAATGGCGATCCCTGGAATCCTGGTGAAGAAAAGGCCAACAACGCTGCCTTGATCGTCGGCGGTCAGGTGGTTGCGCCGGTCTTCTCCGGTGAGCGGGAAGACAAATGGACGGACTTCAATGACCTGCACGTTGCCGAAGGCTTGGAGGCAGTGCGTCGCCAGGTGCTGGCGGTGGTCAGGCCACCGGCAGCGGGTGGTTGGAAAGACCAGTTGGCCCGTACTGAAAATGGCGCTCTGATTGCGCACATGCAGAACATCGAGCTGATCCTCGGTAACGACGAACGCTGGGCTGGGGTGATCAGTTACAGTGCCTTCAGCTCGAAACTCGTCAAGCTGCGATCTGCCCCTTACGGTGGGGGCACGGGCGACTGGGCCGACATTGACGATATGCGGGTGATGAAGTGGCTCGCGCAGCAGTACAACCTGCGGGTGAAGTCGACTCAAGTGATCGAGGCGGTGAGCGTTGTCGCTCATGACCATGCGTTTCATCCGGTACGCCAGTATCTGCAAAAGCTTGAGTGGGATCGAGTCCCGCGACTCGAGCGCTGGCTCACCGATGTCATGGGTGTACAGGCCAGCGATTACTCGGTCAAGGTCGGCAAGCGCTGGATGCTCTCGGCCGTGGCGCGGGTGATGAAGCCTGGTTGTAAGGCGGACTCGGTGATGATTCTGGAAGGCGCGCAAGGCGCGGGTAAGTCGACGGCGATGGGTATTCTCGGCGGAGAGTGGTTCATGGACACGCCTTTTGCCCTGGGCGACAAGGATGGGTTTCAGGCGATCCGCGGAAAATGGATCGTCGAGCTGGGGGAGTTGGACAGCTTCAACAAGGCGGAAAGTACCAAGGCCAAACAGTTCTTTTCGGCGTCGACCGACACCTACCGCGAGAGCTACGGTCGCAGAACAAACGACGTGCCACGCCAGTGTGTGTTCGTGGGGACCACCAACCAGGACGAATACCTGAAGGACGCCACTGGTAACCGACGTTATTGGCCAGTGGCTTGTACCCAGGTCGACCTGCCGCAGCTGCGTGAGATCCGCGACCAGCTTTGGGCCGAGGCCATGTTTTGTTATGAGGCCGGCGACATTTGGTGGGTGACACCTGATGAAGCCCCGATGTTCGCCGAGGCACAGGATGATCGCTTCGTAGTGGACGAATGGGAAGGCCCGATCCTGACCTGGCTGGAAGAGTCGCAGATCGGTGAAACCACCACCGGTGCCGACATCTTTAGCCAGGCGCTGAAGCTGGATGTTGGGCACTGGAGCAAGCCCGAGCAGATGCGGGTCGGTGCGATCATGCATCGACTAGGGTGGCGTCGATTCCGCCTAGGGGCATTGACCAAGAGTCGTCAGCGGCCTTGGGCGTACAAGAAACCAGAGGGATGGGGCGCCGCTGGTGCGCTGGAGCAGGACACATTTGAGGAGCCTTGCTTCGATGATTAAGCGAATCGACGAGATGCTCAAGCTCTGGGCGCAGGATCTGCATTCACCGATGGAGATCGGATGCGGTGGATCCGGCGGCGGCAACATGATCGCCATGTTGATGGAGTGCAAGGGCGAACTGATACGCGGCACTCGCGGCAGTCGGGTGCTGTTGGACGAATCGGCGGATATCGAGCTGATCGTGAACAAGCATCTTGCACCCGAGCTTGCCCTTGTGGTGATGGAGCACTACTGCAATCACGAAAGCTTTCTGTCGCAGAAAATGCTGCATTGCGGCTGCAGCCGTAAAACCTATTACGAGCGCTTGCATGAAGCTCACGAATACATCTCTGGCATGTTGATGGGAAAAGCTGCGTGACCCCAAGCATTACTCCGGCTCTTGTTGTCCTACCGGCCCACCTTGTCCCACCGCGTTTTGACGCAGTGGGACACGCGCGGGCCGCGTCTTTGTTGGGCTGTCCCGCCGTCCCACCTTATGAAGCGTCTCGCCCATGTGAGCGGAGCGGGCACCAGTACGCGCCTGTTGCGCGCACGCGTGTTATTCAATTTCTCCCTCTACACAAGAAAGAAGATAAATAGTAAGACGGTGGGGCAAAGCCCCGAATTTAGGCACTCTCAGACGTCCCACTTCGATTTTGAAAGGCGGGACATTTGGGACGCCTCAAGAGCAACAGATGGCCGTATTGGTGTATGGCACCCACGTTGCACCCGTATGACACCCATGTCGTACCCATATTGTTCGGTGGCATTAAAAGGTGCTTGCTGCCAGGAAACTCCACCTGTAAAAAGTACACATCTTCGATAGGTGCGACCGCAGAGAGCGGCAGGCACTACACACCAAACCCGGCCCTTGCGCCGGGTTTTTGCGTTTATGGGGTAGGGCGATGACGAACGAACAGCAAGCGCTGGCAGAAATGCCGATTTGGTTAGTGATCGTCCTGGCCCTGGTCGGCGGCGTATCGGGTGAGATGTGGCGAGCCGATAAAGACGGCGCGCGAGGCTGGGCCTTGTTGCGGCGCCTGGCGCTGCGTTCAGGAGCCTGCATTGTCTGCGGCGTGTCGGCGATGATGTTGATGATCGGCGCGGGCATGACGATCTGGACGGCGGGCAGCTTGGGCTGCCTGACCGCAATGGCCGGCGCCGATGTTGCCATCGGATTGTACGAGCGTTGGGCTGCCAAGCGGTTAGGCGTCTGCGAGGTACCACCCGCAGGCGGCGAGCAAGGGTGACGCACCGGTCTGGGGCGCCGAAAACTGCCGGGGACCCTAGGAATATTCGGGGGGTACGGGGTCGGAAACCCGCGGGAAAGTGTTAGCGGCAGGGTTGCCAGCTTACTGAAATTCAATCCATTGAAATCGAAAGGTTCCATTGAAAAGCCGTTGAAAAGGAGGGCTTATGACAGAACCAATGTACCTGTCAAAGAGCGCCTTCGCGGCTCGGATTGGCAGGGCACCCAGCTACATCACCTGGTTGAAAAACAACAACCGCCTGGTGCTGAGCGCCGACGGTAAACAGGTCGATGTCTCGGCTAGTGAAGCGTTGATTCGCGACACCGCTGACCCCAGCAAGACCGCCGTCGCCGACCGTCACCACCAGGACCGGCTTCAGCGTGATGTTTATAGCCAGCTATCCAGC